GAGTTTATCAAGTAATCCGCTTAAGAAATTACCCAAAAAAGATGCAATTGGTTTTATAAATTTAACAAATTGAATTAATTGTGGAATATATTTTAATAATTTAACTCCCAACCAACCAACAAAAACAGATCCAAGAAAATTCTTCAATCTGTCAAACATGCTTATTTTAGGAATAGGTATTCCACCTTTTCCCTTATCTTCTTTTTCTTTTTTTTGCTCTCCTTTATCTTCAGTGCTTTTTCTCCTCTGATTCTCAGTTTGCCTTCTCTGTAATTGAATTTTTTTTAAGTTTATTACTATTGATTTCTTGACAATTGCCTCAATTTTTTCTGTTTTTTCCCTAATAACAGCAATATCTTCTTTTTGCTGCTCAGTAAACCCTCCATTATCACTTCCATCATCATCAACTAAATTAACAACACCAAGAGTTCCCTTCTTACTATCATTAGAAGGGATAATTTTGGCAGTGGGTAAAGATATCTTAGTGGGAACTGCAAGATATGTTAATTGCCCACCAGAAGATGGTAGTAACTTTTTAGGATCAATTGCCATTTTATGTTACCCCCGTTATTCCATATATCGACATCATCATGACTCTAGATTCAGTCTGAATATATGCATCAAAATCAGTATCCATCTCCCGATCTCCTCCAGGTTGAGCACCAGTTCCAGACATCTTCTGTCCCGCTTTTGCTGTTGCTGCAATTATCTCAACGCCAGGTTCTGGTGGCGGTGGTGGTTCAATACCAGAAGCTCCCTTACCAATTAAAGCAGGAGCAGGTGATGAAGTAGGATTTGGTTCTGGAGTTTTAACAGCAAGCATCGATCCTACAAATGGAGTAGCAGCTACAGATCCAGAGGACGGTTTATTATTAGGACCAATATCTTCCATTGTATCCTTCTCATCCAGTGTTTGAGTTGCTCCCGCACTCAGGGTAGAAGGTCTTCCTGATACTTTACTTGCAACAGCAGATCCAGTCGAACCGCTTCCTCTCGATGCGGTAGAAAATGAAGATCTAGAAGATTCTTCTTTAGGGGGTGACATTCTAGTAGCACGAATTGTTGCCATGGCAACCTGCCTATCCCTCTCCTCTCTTGTAGCAGTGGAATATCTTTCTCTTGCTTCTTGCGCTGCTCTGAATACATGTGGTCTTCTTGCAGCAGGTTCAGTTGGATCTAACATCTTGTATAAATCAGAAAGACTTAATCTTTCAAGTCCATCATTTATACTCACTCCAACTTGACCACCTCCTTGAGCAAATTGAATATCAGAGAATCTGGAATATTTTGGAATATTTGTCCCCCCACCAAGTTTGTTCAAATTTAAGAAGAATGGAGCACCAAACTTGTCAACTGCTTTTTTGGAGATAACAATCTCTCCAGGTTGTGCTGCGACCAATTGAGTATCTTTACCCGCTCCTCTAATTCTCTTACCAGTTGAAGTGGTTATTTTACCAGCACTACTATTTTGTGTTCTATTGGATGGCATCTTACCACCACCAGTATATCTGGTTACTCTACCACCACCAGCAAAAGCAGGTACTCCTCTCTGCATTACTTCTTCATTTCTAAGTTGTGATCCACCAGGAGTTTTATCATCCCCTGGTTTTACTATTTCTGGATCACCTTCAGCAAGTTTTTCTCTATTATCACCAAGTTGTGTCGCAGCAACACCAGCACCAACTCCTGCAGCAAGAGCGGCAGCCGCTAATGGATGTTTTCTAATAAAGTTAAGAAGTGCTGGCATTCCCTTCTTAACTATTGTTAATGTAAGTTTTGCTATTGTTCCTATCACAAACCTAATTAACTGTCCAAGTGGAGTAGCAAAAAGGACAAATGCTGCCAATAATGCTGGCCACCAATCCTTAATAAACCTACCCAAAGATTGAAGTTTCTTTTGGTTTGCTGGATCAGCAATCCAATCCATAAATTTAACAAGTGCTCTACCAATAAGAACAGAAGTTATAAACTGAACAATTCTATCAAGAAGATTGAATACTGGCGCTAATACCTTTCGTGCAAGAGCGACTGTTTTTTTGATTCCCGATTCTAAATTGTCTTCCCTTGTCTTTCTTTTTTGACGTTCACCTCTTCTCCTATCATCTTCAAGTTGCTTTCTCATCATGGAAAACTGATTTTCCATGAGTCCTAATATTGATTCTACAGTCTTCCTTATTGCAGCAATATTATCATCTGCGGATGGTCCTTTCCCCTGAGCAGTCTCTGGTACAGCAGGTGGAACTGGAGGGGGAGGAGTTCCTGTTAAAAATCCTTTTGCTGCTCGTATATTAGGTGCAGCATCCCCAACATTTCCACCCTGTTTTTTTCTGACTTTGAATCTACCAACCTTTTTCTTAACTCTTTTAAATTCATCAGTCAATAATTCAGTTTCTTCTGACGACATGCTGGTTCCAGACATTCTACCAGCCATCATCTTCTCTCTTAAGAGAGTTTTATAAGTATCATAATCAATATCAAATACATCTTCTAATCCAAGAAGTCTTAAAATCCTAGGATCTATGTCCTCATCAATAAGGTCTTCTCCACCAACACCCTCATATGTTTTTTGTGAAGATGGATCTTGTTCATTTTTCTTATCTTTGTCATCGTCCTCCTCCTTTGAAGTTACGATGACCAGAGCAGGATTCTCATCCTCTTTATCCTTACTGTCTTTCTTCTCATCTTCAACATCAGGAACATCTTCTGCTTTGGGAGCAGGTGGTTCTTTTGGTGGTTCTGGATTATCTTTATTATTTACATAGTATTCCCAAAGATAAAGAATATAATTATTAAAAGACTCAAATTCTCTCGTAGAGGAAGGTCTTGGAAATTTAGGAGAGGGATAATCTTTAGTAGATTTGTCCCAAGCTCTCAAAAATATAGATTTAACTTTGTCGGGATCAATGTTATATTGATTTGCGATTAAATGTTGAGCATACTCGACCCTAGAAGCAACCACACTTCTCCACATACTCATCTTTTTAACAAGACGAGAATATGGAATAAACTCTTCAATGTGGTCTGGTTTACGCGCCATTCTGCTGCTGTTTTAGTTTCTCTTCTTCTAAATGAGCCTTCAATAAAGCAACATATACTTCACGCTCCCACGGAATGAGATTCTCAACCTCCGTTAATGAGTATTTATGATACTGCATTAAGGCAAAGTTCAACTTATAATAATTCTCCAAATCCATGTGGGAGAGTGCTACACGAAAAAACTTGAGAGACCCTCCAGAACGACAGTGCTCTTCACATTAGTTTTTGGATTTGTAATCTCAATCTCATGAGATAATTTTGGCATCGTTTCAAAAAACTTCTCGATTTTTTTAAATTGAGATGAGTTCATTTGTTCTAAGAATTCTAAAATCTCTTTTTTAGGAAGATCTTTGACTGCCCATGATTCATCCTCAGTAAATATCTGATCAATACATGACGCAATCAATTCAAAAGATTGTTCAACATTGCTTCCAGTAGTAAAATCAAAATTATTCTTAATGAATTGATCCAATGATGGATACTTCATCTCCATTGCAATGCTGTCATCGATCTTGATCTGCTTATCATGACCTTCATTTTTAATCACTTTAATATCATCAATATTGATAGTTGTAGGAACATATGTTTCCTCATCATCTGGGCAAAGAACATTAACTTCCAATTCTTCACCGACAGACTTACCACGAATATTTAAAAACAAAAACTCAATATCAAATGTGGGGAGGTCTTCAACTTTAATGCCCTTTGTGCTGATACAATTTTTAATTACTGTTTTGATCGCTGTAGTAATTTGTTTAGTATCTTCACTTTCTAAGGCAAGAACAAGCAGTTTCTCTTCCCTAACTAAAAATGGTCTGTACTGAATAGTCTTTCCAGTTGATGGCAACTCAAGTTCATAAGTTGGAGTTGATATAGTAGGTAATGGCATAAAAAATCCTTATAAAAAATTCATGTACTTTATTTATCAGGCTGTAGTTGGATTTAGATCTCCACTTAAACCTGGAATTCCAGATCCAAGTGGGACTGTCCTATTATTAATATCATTAATTACATTGCTATTGCGGTTGATAACATCAACGTTTGGAAAAGCAGGAACATCTGGATTCCCTGGAGCATTGGGATTTCTTTGTCCTGGTTCAATAAAATTACCATCAAGTTGAGTATTAACTGAGGAAACAAAATAGCGAGTATATGTAAAAGATACTGTACATTTTAATACTTGGGCAGCATCATAAGTAACGGCAACCGTATTAATTGCCTTAGGAAATGCCTGAACAAAATTATAAACCAATACATTTGCAGATCTATCGATTCCAGATCCCAAATTCTTTTCATATTTTACTATAGTCAAATTATCAGTTTGATAGTCCTCTGGATATCTAATCTTAGACGCAAATGTTCTAGATTGAAGTGTTCTGTCGTCTTTATCTTCGCCAACAATAAATTTCATCCAATAGTCAAAAAATCTTATTTGCATATAGTTGCTATCAAGAGTTACCATAAATGTAAAATCTATAGTCTCATCATATAATCTTGAATATGCATGTCTCTCTACAATTCCAGTAAAATCCCTACTTGTCTCAATTGTTGCAATACTAGATCCAGGTAGAGACGCCTCTACACAAGTGAGTTCTAACAATTCTCTATCATATGCTGGAAAAGAAAACTCACTAGATGGTGGTCTACCAATAAGAACAGAATAGACTGAAGTCATAGCAGGATTTAAAATCCTACTCTTCAATCTATTCATACTTACTGCTGGATTAATGCCTAGATTTGACATCTAAATAGAAATAAAGACCTTATATTATATGTAGACAAGTTCTATGAATGAAAGTATAAAAAGTAGGTACTATCCATCTTATCCCAAAAAATACAAAGGAAATCCCAATAATATCATTTGTAGAAGTAGTTGGGAACGTAAATTTTGTGTTTGGTGTGATTTGAATGAAAATATTCTAGAGTGGGCAAGTGAAGAGTTCTGTATTCCATATAGATCTCCAATTGATGGAAAAGTTCATAGATACTTTCCAGATTTTTTAATTAAAGTAAGAGAGAAGAGTGGAGAAATAAAAACCTATGTTGTTGAGGTAAAACCTAAACGACAAACAGAACCACCAAAGCGCAAATCCAGAGTGACAAAATCATTTATCTATGAAGCAAAAACATATGAAGTGAATAAAGCAAAGTGGAGAGCTGCCGATGAGTGGTGTAAGGACAGAAAACTTGAATTTAAAATTATAACAGAAGAAGAACTAGGAATCAAGTAATGGCAACTAAAACTCTTTTTGAACAATTACGAGAAGAGGTTGAGATCGAACCAGGAAGATCTCCTTTTTTTTATAGAAGAGCATTCAGGAGAATGACTCAAAAATATTTGACGCAACCAAACAGATTTATAAGAGAAGAGAGACTGGATGCCAAAGATCCAGAAGATCAAAGAGATAAAAATTTAATTAGAAGATATCCAAAACAAGGTCACTTGTTTATGTTTGAATATTCTTCAGTAAAAGAGAATGTTAGTGTATTTGATCCATTTCCTTTAGTATATTGTATTAAATTTAATGGTCTTGACTTTGATGGGTGCAATCTGCATTTTATACACCCATTAAAAAGAAGAATAGTAGTTGAAAATTTACAAAGAGATAAATTAACACTACCCTATAATTCTATATCTAAATATAACATGAGTCAAATAAAAGGACTACTGTTAGACGTTGCTATTGATGAGTGGATAACTGCATCAACACTTCCCATAGAGGATTTTGTATCCATCAAAGAAGGGAAACCACAATCCATCAGTGTTGCTGAAGTTTGGAAAAAAAATAACCGTGGTTTTAGAAACATGCTTCGTGGAGCAAGGATTTACAAAGGTTACGGTACAAACGATTCGGATTTTAAAGGGTAGAACAAATGCCAGCACCAGTAGCAGTTAGCACCTATAGTGGGACTTTTACCAGTAGCAATCCCAATCAATCTGGTAATAGACTTTGGCGATCTCCAGCAAATACAATTAGAGCCGTTCGTTCATCAAGCGGAGCAAGAACCAATTATGATACAGTGCA